TCCTTGAGCTTCGTTTGCATCGCCTTCTTGGCCTACGTCTTGTGCTTGCTGCTCAGGACTTGGTGGAGGCTCGGGCGGGATCATACTTCCAGGAGGCGAGTCTGCTTGAACACCTTGTGCGTCTTGATTTTGGGAGTCAGCTACTCCTGGTTTATCATATAATTGGTGCAGATCTCTGTTATCTTCCTTAGGCTGCATTTGAGCTTCTTGAGCATCAGATTGAGTTATATCAGGGATTTCAGTATCTTGATGTTGGGCCTTACCACCATCTTCATAATACTGGACTTTTCCGCCTTTAGCATTCAATGCGCGATCTCCACGCCATTGTTGACCAGACTTTTTAAGCGATTCTCCTTGTTCACTAGCTTGAGGCCCAGTTCCAAAAGTACCTGCCTTTGCTTGTTCGTGATACCAATTAGTAGCAGAATCTAATATACCAGGGGCAGAGTCAGAATTAGACACAGGTTCGCTTGGGTCAGCATAATACCTACGACCTTTAATCTCAATGAACTCACGACGTAACTTATTATAATCTAAAGTATTTCCTTCTTTAGGCGGTACCTTTTTACTCTCTTCTAACTTAGGATTACCAGCGTCAGAGTTTACTTTACCACCCGTAGAATAGGTCTTGTAACCTTCATCGGAAGGTTCGGGCTCGGATTTGGTTGGATATTCTTTTCTATAATTGGCATTGGAAGCAGCATTACGGGCATCCGCTTGTTTATCTTGCTCAGGAGTAGTAGCGTGGTAATACTTTGGATCAGTTTTGTTGTAAATAGGCGCGTTGGCAGCTGTATAAACATTTGCTTTAACATTGTCGTAACTCGCATCAGTAGTTCCTTCTGCTAGGTATTCGCATCCAGCAAAATGTGTTCTTGGCTTATCGCAGAATGATTCGGCTTTGCCGCCATGAGCCATATTACCATAGCAACGGCAGTTTGGATGTGGTTGGCCTTGGGATTTACAATGCGGATTTTTACAAGGAAGGCCTGCATCATAAGCAGAGTTTGCTCCTGCTTCTTCATGGGATTGGTGAGATACTCCACCTTTAGCCATCTTTGCTCTACCGCCATGGCACATAGCTTTTAACTGTTCTTGACTCTCTGGTCCAAGAGCTTTAATAGCAATTGTTAAGGTATGTCCATCTTTATGTCGAAGAGTAGCGTTATCTTCATCAGATTTAACATGAGAGAATTTAGATAGATCTAATTTAACCTTGCTCATTATTTCTTCGCCTTTTTTGGCATAGAGATTTGACCACCATTAGCCTTCATAATCTCTGATACGAACTTATGTGCTGCCCAATGTGGGTTTTTACTTTGGGTTACAGATCTAGGTAGGATGATATCACCTTCATTTAGGTCTTTAGGCACGATATCATTTGCATAGTCATTCTTAGCGCCTTTAACAGGAGCTTTGCCTGGGATCTTCTCGCCATCTAATGGTGATTTCTTACCTTTAGCTACTGCAGGAACGTCTTTAGCATGGATGCGAATCTCGCCTGGGCTAACCATAGCAGGGACTTTACCGCCTTTAGCTGCCATTAATGTACTAGGATCTTGGGATTGATTATCTGAAGGACCGCCTGCTTGATTCATATTGATTTTAGCATCTGGAGCTTCTGGTTTAGGAGTAATAGCACCAGCAATTGCATTACCAATGCCTGTTCCTAATTTAGAAAATCCTTGATATAGCTGATTAGCTCCTGGATTACCAAAATTAGGAGTACTTCCTTCTGCTTTAGGAGCATTGGGGTCTGTTGAAGTCGTTTTATTTTTTAAGAATTGACCGAACTTAGAACTAGCACCTTGTGGTTTAGCCGGTTGAGCAGCAGGACTAGCAGGTGCTGGAGCAGGAGGGTTTGCAGGATCAAATACATCATTATTAGGATCTACTGGAGCATATTGTCCATTTTGAGGCGCGCCTCCACCATAGAGATGGACTCTGCCGCCGTCAGCGAATAATTTACCAAGAGCACCTAATACAGCGCTTCCTGCAGGTCCAGCAGCATTACCAAGTCCGCCTAAAGCAGCTTGTTGACCTTGCATAGCAGTAGTAGCTAAACCAGCATTAGACGAATTGATATTAGCTTGGAGACCTGCTCTTGTAGCATTAGTCGCTGCAATATTGTTTAATAATGTAGATTGTTCGGCTTGTTGGGCTTGGGTATTAGCATTAGTAGCCGCCATTTGATTGCCGACTTGTTGGCCTGCTACACCTGTCATAGCATTAATAGCGTTTAGACTCTGGTTAGCCTGCATTGTAGCGCCTTGGCCTACTGCCTGCTGTTGTGTATTAGCACCTTGTTGTGCGGCTTGCCTAGCCATTAAACCAGCATTTTGGCTAGATCCACGTTGGCCTGCCATCAAAGCATTCTGAGATGCTATATTAGCACCTGTTTGTTGAGCTAACTGAGCTTGGGCAGGATTAGGACCAGTACCATTGGCTATACCTTGGAGTTGGTTATAGTTATTAGTTTGGTTTTGAATACCATTTTGGCCTTGGAGTGCAGTTACGAGACCTGATTGTTGGCCTAGAGCAGTTTGATTTGCTGCATAGGCATCTTGAGCTTGTTTAACCGTAGTTGGAGCATCGATTTGTGCTTGTTGTGGTGTCGCAAAGCCAGTACCATTAGCACCGCCTGCCATACCTAATACTGAAGAGACTACTGAACCCAAAGGAACTCCTTTATGGATAACCTAGCTGGTTATCGCTAAAGTCAGTAACTTCGACTTCAATAGTGCCATTTAGTACTTAAAAGGTATTAGATGCTCTATATTAGAGATAAGACTATTACAGTAGTCTTCAAGGGAGTAAATCCATACTTCTGTGAACGCATAAGGATTGACTGTACAGTACTTGTACACATAAGTCCGATGATATTCATTGATTTAGCAGTAATTATAAGGGTTTGGACTAATAAATCTAATCCATCATTACGTTCTTGGCTAGTCATACTAGGATTGGTGATTAGTGTATCTAACTGAGCCGTACCGCCTTCTACTAATCTTAGGAAGCCTGCTGCGATTGGCTTACCATCATGTGACCTTACAATAAACCCAGTCTTAGGTAAGGCTTCTAAGTGCATATTAGAGAATGGACTATTATTGTCTAAATGCATTTGGACTAGATCTTGTACATCAGTTTGCGAGAATGGATAGATATGTATTGACATAAGAAGAGTATACCTTTAAATTAAGATATGTCCAGGAAATTCAAACAAGGTGATATAGTTATAATTAGAGCCGAGTTAATTGGCATAAAAAAATCTTATGCAATAGTAATCGCTCAATCTATTGAAACTGCTCAATATATAAATGTAGTGTGCCTCAACAATAACATATGGCCTGCATTGAGAGAAGAATTAGAGTTAGTAGAAGATCCTAGTGCTTTAATAAAAGAGTTTTTAAAATGACTAATATTAAAGTAGGCGATTATTTAAGAATAACAGAAGATATAACGGCTACTTTAAAAGACTATACAATGTTTCGCAAAGGCGTACTTTTTAAGGTTCATATAGTAGAATATTATGATTCAGAAAATACAGAACTTAAAGGTTATGTAACTAAACTATCAAATAATGAATTTTATTTAGTATATCCAACTGAAGTCAAATTAGCAAATCCTACAGAACTTGAGTTAGAACTTTTATTACCCAAATGACCTTGAAGCCTTTTGAGGACTGTAACCCTTTTTAACGCCGATTACTAGATTCATGCCTGATAAAGTCAATCCTTGACCAGCAATAACTCCATATGAAGCATCATATATCTCATTGATGTTTATCTGGAATGTCTGACACTTCTGTCTTTCAGGGAATATACGTGCCTGGAATACGTTTCCAGGTCCGCCCCAAGGGCCATTAGAGCCCCAGAGAGCCTCTAAACCCCAATCAGGAACATAGTTATCAGGAGTTACTTGGATAGTCTGGCTAGGATTATTGCTAAAGTCATAAGAGATACCTACATTTAACTTAAATGGTGTAATATAAGTACCAAGAAGGTACATAAAATAGAAGCGTTCAAAGCCCCTTAAACCAGCAACAGAGATAGGCCCAGTCCCTACACTCATAAGTACTGGTTTAGAATCATCTAAATAGTAGTTAGGAGTTTCTTGAAGGATTTGTCCAAATGCATTTAAATAGACTTGAGTCTGGTTATATAGTGTACTACTAATAGCCCTTAGGTTACTAAACGTCCCCCATTGAGCATAAAAGTAATCATACATAAGAGTTACATCGTTATTAAGGATGAAACGGACCTGGTTAGTACCAGGTATAGATACAGCAGACTTTACTGGGATTGCATTAAATGATTCTACTGGAGCACCGATGTATTGAGTACCTAGACTTCTATCTAAGAGCCAGATACCTTTGTCTGATTGGAACATAATTCCGTTGGGCATGAGCACAATGGAAGCTTGGTTAGCGCATCCGACAGAACTTGTAATGTAGATCGGGTCTGAGAAATCATTATTTGCTCCTGTATTGTCAGGTCCAGTTCCTGTGACATAGTAGATAGCATCACGCTTAAATATGATGAGCTTATCGTCCATTGCCGACAAAGCAGTGATAGGTCCGGTAGAGCCTTGGGCCCCTGATGTCGGTGCAACATAAATCGTGAACAGATCGGACATTTCAACTGGGACCGCCTCGATGACTTGTTTTGAATACCATAGTAAATTCCTATCTTCTGCATCTACGATGAAGAGTCTATTTTTAAAGAGTGCCGATACAGTAGAAGCAGGAGCAGCTATATTCTCTATTACGCCACCTTGTGTGTATAAAAGAGTATTACCAAGAATAGCAGAATCAGCGTTAGTATCTGTAATTACTACGAAATCTATAGCCGTATTGTTTAATACTGGTGCTGTAATACTGGTGAATTGATAATATACTTGTTGGGCAGTACTCCAGCGATATCCTACAATCCTAACAGGATTAGGTGAGATCTTATCAGTAATACGTAGTGTAGGTACATACAATGTATTAGTAGATACAGCACCTGTAGTTATAACAGAGATTGGAATAGAAGGAGCAGATCTATGTAGATTTCCTTGGTTATCAGTCCATTCATATGTAAATACATAGTTATACTCTTGGGCAGTAATTAAACCGCCTGTAGCTGCTGTAGTAACCTGTATATCTTCTGGCCATACCTGGAAGCCATGTTCTACTGGACGTACACCATCATACATCCATAGTTGACCACCAGTTAGGTGTAAAGTATTAGCAATCTCTGATGAAAACTGGCCTGAGTTATTAATGCTGAACTTAGCTAAATTAATACCTGTCTGAGTGTATATAGCATTTAAAGGTACTAGACTAGGAGAGTTAGTAGGTTGGTTAAGCGTAGGCCCTTTGTTTACAGTAGCAAGGAAGTCTTTAAACTCGTAGGCTACCATATGGACGTTATTAATCGTAGATACGCTAGGGAGGACTTGGGAAGGCTTATATCCACCACCATTAGAGTAGGCTAAACGCATATAAACGCTTCCAGAATCATCTACAAGGAAGTAAGTCGGTTGGTTAGCTTCTCCATATGTTGCTATGAAGTATACTACACCACTATCTGTAAAGGCTTTAGAGGCTAGCCCTACGCTTCTAAGCACTACCCCTGGCCCCGTCACTACCCCTACCTGCGAAATCGTTACCTTGCTGACGTAATCGCTTTTAACAGGGGTTGGGTAAGGAGATGCATAGTCATTAAAGTTTTCATATAAAATAGTATTAATCCCATTAGTAGCAACAGAAGTGATCTCATCGATTACTATGCCTGTAATTACCTGGGTTGGAGCTAATACAGAGTTTAAATGGCTATCAAATGCCATAGAATAGCCGTTATTAGAACCTGAGTCCCAGAAGGTTACCCAAATGATTGGAGAATTACCTGAGATATCAGCAGTTACGCTTACTAGATCTGCTGTATGCCCTGCTGTATTGATAGCAGATGATAGTATTAAGGTACTAGAGAGTAATGCAGTCCTGATAATAGTACCTGTATCAGACCAGGATATATAAAGGGCATCATTAGCTACTACACCATCATAACCTGCTTGTAGTGTATTCAGTGTAGTAGCAATGTCTACAGGAGCCCTAGGAGAAGCCGGCATTGCTATTGGAATGGCAATATATTGGAGATGAGAAGTACCACCAACCGTTGCTGTATAAGTAATGACAAAGTATTTATCTAATAGGAATGCACGTGGATTAGTAGCAGTACTTGGTAATGCAGTCCTAGGAACTATTACCTGTCCTGTAGTAGAGTCTGAAATGATATAGTAGCTAGTATTAGCTCCTGTCATATAGACTAAACAGGTAAGCCCTAATGAAGTAATAGCCGTATCTGGAGAGATATCATTGTTAGAGTCTCTAAGGAGTGGAGTAACATCTAATCCAATTGGTTGGATCTTACCTTGGTTTATCCAAGTATCTGTATCTGCTGAGTAATTAAGGAGGTTAGTACCAGTAGCGATGAGACTATTGTTTAGCGTTGTAAGAGTAGTCTGGTTATCATCTGGAAGTGTAGTTAACTTCTTGAAACCATTACGTTTTGTAAGCCTGCCAGCAATATCAAAGACAGAGTTTACCATAGTCAAGAACTTACCAACGGGTAGCTGGTAAGGATCTGTCTTGGTATCAATTCCTTGTTGGAAGTTAATTATTACGGGTTGTTTTTGTAGTGCCACTAAGCACTCCAGCCGGCTATTGGTAACCTTGCACTAAATGTGACGTAATATGGATTAGTAGCAAAGCCGATGCCTTGGCCTGTGCCCCAAGATTCAGACTGAGCATTGCTTCCACCTTGGAATTCGGCTAACATATATAATTTAGAAGTACTAAAGGGAAGTACAATTGTACGAGAAACTACTCCAGTACCAGCATTAGCACTATTAGAAGTAAATCCTACTCCAAGAGCAGTACCACCAATACCGACGTGGGTTTGATCTATAGTGCCGGTAGCAATGTTAACTGATGAGTCTAATAGCAAAGAGCTAGGAATAGTAAAGAGGTATGCACCAAGGCCTGCTACTCCAGCAGTAGTTTGGTAGTAAGTAAAGTTAATCTCCATGAATTGGCCATTACGACGCCATACAACATTGTCTGTTACTGGAGTAGCGCCTTTAGTAGGATTAGTAGTAGTAGCTGTAATAGTAGATGTAGTCGTAACAAACGGAGTTACAGTCTCATGCTCTATGATCTGCCAATTAGCACCATCAGAGACTACTGTATATATCTCAGAGATAGTATTTAACGTCCTAGTAGAAGCACCATCGATAGTCTGGCCTAGACTTGTAGCAATTGTAATGACATTAGTTAAGCTAGCATCTGTCTTCTTAATAATGATCTGTTTACCTTGAATTGTAGTAGCATCAGGAAGGGTTACAGTAAATACTCCACCAGATACAAGGATTACATCATCTACATTAGAGATAGCATAAGTACTGGTTTTTGTTTGGATATTCTGGAGTAGATTCTGGAAGATTGGTTGACCACTACCGCTTTGTCGTAGTATCTGGCCTTGAGTACCGGCATTGCTAGGAAGTATAGTAGTTACAGGTACTTGGCCTGTAATAGTACCAGAAGTATCTATTTGAAGGAATGAAGATACTGCAGGAACTAAAGGAAGAGTAAGAGTATAGTTAGAGCTAAGAGATGGCGGAGATAGAGTTAATCCAAAAGTAGAGTTAGGGCTTAGATTTCTAAGAATTGCCGACCCAAAGTCCATATTAGCAGCAATGTTTACACCAGACTGCCATACGAAAGTACTAGAACCTGCGATATATGCAGCAGATGCAGGAGGCGTTAAGTTAGAGATAGAGCCTGGGCTACCAGCAATACCACCATTCTGGGTGATCTGAATGTTATTGCCCAAGCCATCTACGAAGAATAGATCAGTTCCTGACTCATAAATCGAACTAATACTAGGTGTTACTACCTGGGAAGTAAGCTGAATACCACCAACGTTTGCTAATAGCTGGTTATTGATGTTAAAGGTAGTATTAATGTTAATGCCTGCGGGAGTAATCTGTACACCAAAACCAGGTGTATGATCATGGCTATCTATTAGTGTTAAGCAGTTATTTACATCTTGAGCATACTCAGGACCAGGAGCTACGCCTACTATTGGTATAGGCAGATTCATGTCAGGAGATAGGTTTACATTAGCCATTAGAATACCCACAGTGCTATAGTACAAGCACTATTACTTGTAAGAGTAAGCGTAGAAGCGTTTAAAGGCTGGCTACGATGAATAGATGCAGGACCATCTATATCCATAAGGACCCATCCTTGCATCTGTCTGGAGAGTCTATGGTTGATTACAGTAACCCCATTGATTAACTCGATGTTCTTAAGCAAGATTCCTTGATTTGGAGCAAATCCTATTACTGGGTTAATCTCTGATGCCCATCTAGTTTGTGCTAATTCCCAAGGCATTTTTTGAGGTAAACTCATTATCTATTACCCTTACTTTGGTTATAAGAAGCGGGCAATATTTGTAAATTCCAAGGAACATGCAATCCTGATACTAATTTACCTTGTAATGGTATAATATGATCTACTTCTAATGGTGATTCACTTAACCAATTGAGTTCTTTAGCTAATATATAAAACTCAGTTATTTCGGCATTTTGATCTTTAGTAAGCCACTTAGGAGTCCTATTAAGCTTAGCTGCATTTCTTTTAGCTATATGAGCATTTTTCTTTCCTGGATTTTTTAATCTCCAAGTCTTATCATGTAAGGCTGCTTGAGGCTTTGATTTTTTAATAGTTTTGTATTTCTTTTTACATGGCTTACAATAAGACTGTAAGCCGTCGCTAGCTCGTTTATCTGGGCTAAATAAACTAGTTAAAGTTTTACATTGAGAGCATTTTTTATAAAAGCTAAGTGATTTCATATACTTAGAATCCACCAATCGGCCCATTATTGCCGCCGTTCCAATCGCCACCATTACTACTCTGTCTAACTTCTGAGATCTTATCTGGCATACCAGCATCACGATTTGCTGCAGTCTCTTCAATTCTAGCTTTTAGGAACATAAGTTCTTGATCTAGTTTAGTCGTATCTGATTCTTCTTTATCTAATGCATACTTAGCTGCTCTAGTAATTACATACTGAATCCATCCAGAAATAGATGTTTCAGTAGGATCAGTATCTGCTAAAAGCTCAGTCAATCTAGGTATATACCATAGTCGGATGATCTGATTACCAGATGGAGTAGGTATAAACTCTATGTTCTTACCCATTACGCGATATTGGAGATTGAATACACCATAGATAGTAGAAGCTGTATTAGGATATACGAATCTATTTCTCTCAGAGAATTGGAACTTGTTTACAGTCACAAAGGCGTTTGAAGCAGAGTTAAGTGCTAAATCTACACCAATTAGCTTATAGAAGGCAGGAGGTGTAAAGCTAGTCTGGTTAAGGCTATTGATAAAGGTATTAGATCCGTTTGGAAGGGGATATAGGAATGTAAGCCCATCTGCTGTAAACTGGACTGGAGTACCGATGTAGTAGTCTTCATAGACTGTAATGAGTAAATCGTATAGTTCATACATTGCTAGATTAATAAACGAGTTCCATTCAGGAAGCGTTACAAAGTTAGAGTTAACCCTATCAGCTTTTTCTTGAGATAACTGGCGTACCCTACCAAGACTCATCTCACCAGCTGCTACTGGAACTACAGACTGTGGAGAAGTATATGGACTAGTCCCTAAGATGTTAGATGCTGCAACCTTATAGAAGTACTGGGTATTTAAAACTCCTGTAGTATCTATGTATTGAGTAGCAAGTGGAGAGCCTGATAGAGTAACGAGTACAGAAAAGGTTACATTATCTAGACTTCTCTGGATTATATATGATGTCGCCCCTACAGATAAGTCCCAACTAACCAAGATTTGCTGGTTAGCTGTTTGGACATACATGTTATTAGGCGTGGAAGGAGCGCCAGACACGGCTTACTCTCCTTTGACGGTGACACCGCTATTACTAAATAAGAAGCCTAAGCTAATTACAGAGCCATCAGCAGGAGCAGCATTAGCCCCAGTGTAATCACGTGCTTGTAGAATAATCTGAGCACCGAAGCCCTGGTTTTTAGTAGGATCTGGAGCAATAGACGCATTAGGATCTCCGACTGTTTCAATAGATAAAATACCTGAACCAGCAGATGCTGCCTGCATTACTGATGCTCCACCACCAATTAGACTAGAAGAAGAAGCAATGAATGATACTCCTACTGCTGGAGTAATACCTTTTGGAAGTCCTACTGCCTGGAATTGAGCAGGAGTAGCAGATCCTAATGATGTAATGATCATTGGTTGGTTAGCAATAGTAGAAGATAGTGATGTTCCAGATGCAGGAGATACAATAGATTTAAAGCCTTTTAAAAGCTTATTAAAGTTATCCTGGAACTGGACTATGATTACACCTGCAGAAGGGCTAGAAGGAGCAGCTGGAATTGGCTTATTAACAGCATTAGTATCGCTAAGAGTAACTGCACCAGTCAAACCAACTAATCTACCATCAATTGTACCTGCTTGTGTAGCAGTAACTGATGCTTGAGCAATGATGTTTCCATAGAATACTGCTCCTGCACTAGATACACCAGAGTTGATAGTAGCTGAAGAGCCTACTGCCCAGTTAATAAAGGTATTTGAAGCATTTGCTCCACCAGAGAAGGCCATTGTAGGAAGTCCGCCTGCTCCTGTAGTAAGTGTACTAGAAGCAATGATGTTATAAGTACCAGGACCATTAAAGGTAAGAGTTCCTGGACCTGATTGTGCTAGGTTAAAAGTACCATAAGCTTCTTTATAGTTACCAGGTGTTAGTGTCTGGCCATCTAATGTAGAAGAGATGGCTGTTGCACCACTAGCAAGAGCATTAATAGCTACGAATGCTGAGTTAGCATCAATAAGACCTTGGTTTGCTGCTGAATCTGCTGCATGGATTGTACCAATGTCTACACTAGGAGGGAAATTGGTTACAGAAGTTAGGTTATTTGGATAAATACCCATATCTCCAGTAACTACACTACCAGCACCTGTACTACCTGTAATGGCAGAAGCTGCTAAAATAGCAAAGTTAGCTGCAGTTGCTAGGTTAATAGAGTTTACTGGAGGGTTAACACTAGGAACTAAAGGGTTTTTAGAGTTAGGTGCAGAAGATTGCATATAAACTCGGAAGATAGTCGGACCTTTAAGACTTCGGACTCCAAAGCCATTTCCATTAGTACTATCTACTACGAAGTTACAATCAAGGAGTACTGGAGAGACAAAAGGCGAGTAAATCCTACCGCCATTAGCATAATTTCGGTTAGCCATTACTCCCCCTGAACTGTAATAGAAGAATCACTTAGGTATAAGGCTAAAGAGATTACAGAACCATCTGCAGGAGCAGCAATTGCTCCGCCATAACCTCTACATTGAAGGATAAACTGAGCACCAAAGCCTTGATTTAAAAGAGCATTTGGAGCAATACTCAGATTTGGATCACCAAGAGTTTCAATAGATGCTACTCCAGAACCTGCTGAAGCTGCTGCTTCTACTACGCTAGATCCACCAGAAGCTACGCCTGTTGCTTGTGCAATGAAAGACAGACCTGCTGCTGGTTTAAGACCTTGTGGAATACCAAGAAGGATAGCATCTGCTGCTGTTAAAGCGCCTACAGAGGCTAGAATGTATGGAGCGCCGATAGTTAGGTTAGAACCGGTAGGGACGATTGGAGTACCTGATACTGGGCTTACGATTGAGTTAAAACCAGAGAATGAACGGTTAAAGTTATCCATTAACTGTACTATAATAGTGCCTGGTGCTGGATTTGGATTACCTGGAGCAGGAGTAGCAGATGTATGCATGTAAACTGCTTGAATCATTGGGCCTTTTAGGCTTCTAATCCCAAGGCCATTACCATTTGCTGAGTCAACTACGAAGTTAACATCAAGAAGAACTGGCTTGACGTGCATTGAATAGATGCGTCCTGCGGACGCGTAGTTACGATTAGCGATATAGATACCCTCATTACCTAGGTTACTGACAGAGGCGTATAGCTTGTCTCACCCGTGGGCTTCTAGGTAGGCCGGAGGGGAAGGTTTGAGGGGATCTCATACCTAACCATGCCTAGAAGTCCTTTTAAGGTACTATATCTATTCTATTCGATTTGGGGCTTTCTTCTATTATTATTCT